ATTTTTCGCCCCATGAATCCTCTGACGCACCGACTTCGGGCTTTGTTAGACCATAGGTAGTAGTCGTTGTATCAGCCATGAGTTACTCCTCTACGCGGCATTTGACCAAGTGTTTGATGTTTCAGCTATTGTACTCCATGACTGTATACCTACACCAATAGCATCCCACTCTTGAGAATCTTCTGGTTGTTTGTTCCATGTCTGGGTATCTGTTGTGGCATCCACCCAAGATTGAGCTTCTTTTGATACTGGCTCCCACTTCTCTCGCCCGATTGAAACGGTGACAGAGGTTGCCGATACAAGCGCAGATGACTTCAACAGTCTTTCATAAGACACGTTGACCGCAGAAGTGACATTGATATTGCCGCTTGCGCTAACAGTGAATACACCAATCGCTGTGCTCGTGGCAGTTGAGCTAATATCAGCCGATGACTCTCTGACTCGCAATGCAGACGCTGAGACAGTCGCAGATGATGCAACACTGCCATCCGCATCAACTACAGTGACAGCAGATGCTGATGTAGTAGCTGAGGCTGACACAGAAGCCGTACCGTCAACGATCTTTTCTGCTGAAAGGGATGGTACTGTCGCTGTCGCAGATACTGCTGATGAAGCCTCTCGAACCCTGGAACCATTTGCAGTGGTATTCACATCGGTCTGGGATGTGCCGTATATCATCACTGATCCATCGACTACACGCCTTGCTGACGCTGAAGTGGATGAATTAGCTGATATCGATGCCGAACCAGATTTGATGACAGTGCTTAATACTGCGACAGACGCTGATGCTTGGATCGGGTTATCTACGCGCGTCCTGCCAAACTTGCCTGAGCCGTATGCTGTTTTACCGTAGCCAGTTCCAAGGTAGTCCCAAAAATTTGATGCGGTAATGCTCCCTGCCGATGAGGTAGCAGATATCGAGGCTGACGCATTCTTGATCGCCGTCCCTGTGCCGGACAGTGTGGATGATGCAAACGGAGTAAAGCCAAGCATCTGCTATCTACTACGGCTTAGTCGGCCAGACAACGGTGTTTAGGCTTTGGTATGTCTCAGTGATGTCCCGCAGTGCCTGACGGTATGCTGTCTGCTCTGCTGTCATGGCAAGGTCAGAAGATGCCCACCAATCTGTCTCAGCAATCAAACGGTCACGCTCTGCACGGAGTGCCTTCATAGGCTCTGCCGCTGTAAGCTCTGCTACCTTAGCTGACACAGTTGCCCAGTCAGTACCAAAGTCAGCAGGGTTAGATGACTCAATCGCTGAACCATTAGCGTCTGCTCCAGTGACCTTGCGGAACATCTGGTTGAACTCGGCCTCTGTTGTAGGCTCTCCACGGAGAACCCATTCTGTAATGTTAAGCTCTGATAGAGCCTGTGACACGCTTGCCATGTGTTTCTCCTTTAGCCTGCGATTTCGTATACGGTGAAAGTGGATATTGGCCTAATCCTAGCGGCATTGTCTCCGTTGTCATGAGCATAGTTGACAGTGAGCGGATAGGTTGATGAATAAGGAGCCGCATATATTGAAAATTCAATCGGTGTAGTGGTATCCGATGCTGTGTTTGTGTCCAGATAATCCATTGCTAATGTTTCAATATCATATGTGGCGTTTGTCGTCCCGCCTGAATGTACTGTCTTACCAAAAGCAACTCTCGTGCGGGTACCTGCGGTATCTCCAAGTGCATCTGATATATTCACATCGTCTCTGTACAATCTATACCCAGTGGAGAAATATCCTTGTCCACCGCTAACGCGAGCGCAGAGCAAGAAGTGACTGCTTGTTGATTTGGGCGTAATAGACACCTCAAGATCAGTTAATTTTGTAAAACCCCAAGTCGTTGACACCGTTCTTGGTGCGGTCAGCATCGAGCTTTTGACCTGCAAAATGCTTCCAGAGACATCTAAGCCAAGCTCTGCCATTGTAGGTGCAGAGCCATCGGAGTGCTGAATAGTGTCTACTTTGATGATACTAGCCATTATCCTGCTATCTCCATGAGGGTGATAGTTGCTGTTTCGCCAGTAAAGCCGCCGCCGTAGTCTACGTTGAAATACGCTGTTTGGCCCGCTACTTGGGAACAATACTGAACTGTGTAAGTTGTTGCCGTAGTTGTTGCAGGAGTATCTAAAATCTGAAAGCTACTGGCGTTAAAAATTATGCCTCCAGTATAAGAAACCCCTGCCTCCCAAATTGGGGTTGCTCCTCTCAACATTCTATTCAGACATGCATTTGCCCCAGTAACTCCCGCAGATGCAGAAAACATAACCAGTATTTTAGACGTGCTTGAGGTAGGAGTAATTGTTCCGGACAAAGAAGTATTTACATAAGTAGCACTTGTAGTTGTGTCGAATGCGGTAGAAGTGTCTTGAACAACCTGAATCACATGACCGGGGATCGCTACGGTGTCAGCAGAGGCAATGCCTGCAATCTCGTCTACATAGATCTTGCTCATCCTGCGATCTCCGTCACTTTAAAAAATCCTGAGCCATACGCATGAACCGCAACATTGTTGGAGCCTGAAGTGGTTTTTGCCGCAGTGCCTACATACGTCACGGAGCTTGTAGTATTAGGCGTGTCTTTGACAATTAACGTTCCGTTACCCATGAATAATGTTGAGTTACCGCCCACAGAGGAATACTTTGCAAAATGAAGTTCCTGCCCGTCTCCATCCGCATTAAGCACTACATCAGACTGCCCAGAAACTGAGCGAGTCACACGCAAATTTAACCCTGTCCATTGATTGACAATACTAGGAGCTAAATAAGCGTGCGGAAAACTTTCTATAATAAACTCACTGTCTACCGATGATGGTGTAACCGTAATTGAAAAACCTGTAATTGGAGACTGAGATGTAGTGGAAAATGAGTCGTGAGTCGTGTTGTTATGAGGCACACGAACCATGTATACGTTAAGCACATGACCCTGCGCATACAGAGTCTGCCCTGACGGAACCACAATCTTGTTGGCATTTGCGCCACTCGTAAGCCCTTTGAGGGTTTCTACATATAGTTCACTAGCCATTATACAATCGTCACCGTTCCGTTCACTGTGAGTGTGGCGTTGAGCGTTAATGGCCCAACCGCAACAGCGTTTGTGTTTGCCGCAATCGTCACCGCCGTGTCTAATGCGTTCTCATGCACCCTGAAGATGTCACCAAGACCATTCGTGGCATCGCCTGTAACGCCGTTTTCGCCTTGAAAGTACCCTGCACCACCTTGAACACTGCTTTCTCCGCTTGCGTCCAAGTACACGGCCTTGTCAGCCGGATAGGTGTTGAATACGTTCTTGTCGCCTGCACCGAAATCAACAGCCGATCCGCTATTCGATGAGTCGAGAATAGTGTCGCGTGACAGTGTTGTGCCTGATGCACTGTATGTCCCGACACCAACTTCCCAGTCGATGCCGTTCTCAATGACGTAGTAACAGGTATTGCCGTCACCGATAGCCGCAAATGACTGAAATCCAACAGCCGCTCCCGCAAGAGTGACTGTGCCAGTACCAGTGGTTGCTGTCGTTTCCTTGACGCGATCAGCGAATACAAGCGCCATGCTTCACTCCTTAATCGAGTGAGATATCAAGATCACCCGCAGGGATTCGGAACACATCGCCTGTCGCAATGTCCTTGCTTGAAGACAGTGCCGCGTAAGCCAACAGGTTTCCGCCAGTTGATGCGTCCATCACACCAACGTGAGACACAGTGCCAAATGACGCTGTAGCTGTTGGGAACTCTACAGCCGCTGTATTGGACGTTGTGTTGCCAGTGGTAGTGAAAGCAACGGTCTGACGCGCATATGCTGTGCCTGAAGTGCTTACCTCTGTGCCTGAACCATCTTCATCAGGATTTGATGTAAACAGCGCAATATACAGGGTAGCCGGTGCAGTATAAGCCGCGCCGCCGAAAACATGATCAAGGATCTCTGTTTCCAAATAGTTTGAGAATGACATTATCCAAGTCCTCGTATGTTCAGCCTAATACCAGTGCCTGAGTTCTTCACGCGCTCAGACTGATTATTCAAGTTCTGTACCGCGGCGGCGTACATCTGCGCCCAGACAGCCAACCGTGCATCTTCCTGCAAGTATGGTGCTGAGTGGCTTAGTGCGCCGTACAGGTACACATCCGGTGCATATTCCAACAACCAGTTCGATGTGTTGGAGTCGGATAATGCCGGAATCTTTGCGTAGTATAACAGTTCAAAGTCAGTATCTTCATCCGGCGTTGGATATAGCTCGAACTCACCGCGAACGTGTGCATAGAACCGTGGCGTCCCCGCCTGATCTTCCGCCGCCGCTCTCTTGTCTGCCATGCCACTTAAACTGATTAGCTCCACTACCGATGTGCCGCCACCTGTGAGGTGTAGCCGGATCGTCTCGTTCCAGTCCGCGGGCAACTGCATGTACTGGTCACCCTGGGATTGCTGACCCGATGAGCGTGACTCCATGCGCCAGTGGCGAACGTCCCGGTTGAACTGAGCCTCGGCCAACTGAATGAATGTTGGGACCGCAGAAGCAAGATCATCCCGGTTCAGGAAGTCGCTGATCGTGGTCTTCAAATTTGTGTAGTTCGTAATCGCCATTACTTGGCCATCCTCTGTTTAGCGAACTGTAGTGCCAAGTCTATCAGAGCCTCGTCAGACAGTCTGCCCTGCTCTGGGTTGTAGGCTTGGACGCCTGCTACATTCTCTTCATAGTCGCCAATAGCGTCAGGCTTCCGATCACTGAATAGGTACTGCTTCCCCTGATACGCTCTGGCTCCACTCATAGCCGCCTCTGGACTCATGCCTCTGGCCGCCATGTCGTAGCCGCCAATGAAGTTCAGCATCTGATCCTGTAGGTTGCGGTCCACTCGTGGTCCTGCGAGCTCTGGGCGTAGTTCCTGAATCATCTCAGGTGATCTGTTGTAGTAGCTTGTGTGGCCAGACAGAAAGAACTTGTCCAGTTCCGAGTACGGGATATCTGTCAGGAAGTCGATGATGCCGTAGTCTTGGTATGGATTAGCCATTAGTAACCCATGCCCTTCAGAACTTCATCATTCAGAATGTTATTGCGTACACCAAGCCGCAATGTATATGCATCGTTCGGATGTAGCGACTGAGCAGTTGAGCGAGGCACAAGATCTGGGTTCGATGTTCCGATAGCGTCAAATATTGTGATTGGGCGATCAACCCGACCAAGAACCTCACCTGTTCCGCCATGACTGTATGTGTAGTGATTTGTTGGACCTATCCCGCCATCAAGCATACTGATAGTTGATAGCTCCATGTTGCCACCACGGTGCAAGTGTTCCGGGCTTGTGATGGCCGCCCTCATTTGCTCATTGGTCAGCGTGGGCAACTCTTTGAGTCCTCGCTTCTTGTTCTGTGGAGACACCATTGATAAAGCATCGAACACACTGTTGATCGACTTTCTTTGTGGGCCACTTAGCGTACCAAGATATTTG